ATACTTCCGTAAACAAATTGTTTAGTCCACAGTTAATTAAATCTCGTGATGTAGTATTTAAATTATCGTAAACATAATCTTCAACAAAACAAGGCATTGATTTTAATTGTCCATCGTAAGTAAAGAAACCATTTTCAGACATCCAATAAGCAACACCATCAACTTCAACACAAGCATTCTTACCAATCAATCCACAATTGGTTCCTACTTGTTGAAAGGAGAAAGTAAAGGGTTGACCCACAAATTGCATTAAAAATAATCCTGTGTCGGTCCATACATAGATTGCATCTCTACCTTTAATAGCCCCCATAATTTTAGAACCTGCAGCTAATCTTTGTGTACCAGCAGTATTTTCTGCAGTAACTGTATATGAATCTGTTTGATCAATACTTTCTTGAGAAGAGAATCTAATAAACATATCGTCTTGAGTTGTCGAATCCCCAAGCGTTGTTTCTGTTCCAAAAAATACTAAGTGTCTGTCGGGAGTTGAAACTAATACATGACGTGACGCTGTTGGCGCATTTGGTATAATTGTAGCTCTAATTGAAGTAGCATTTGTTGGTTGTGAATCCCATTCAAAACACGAACCATTATAAATAAGAGCAATTAATTTTGTACCAAAATTATCCAGAACCCATAAACCAGGGTTAAGAGTTACATCATCTGTAGATGATTCTCCCCATGCAACAAAAGCTGAAATATTACTTACCGTAGCTCCTGCACTATGTGTAGCTTTAGTGGTACCATTTACACCCCTAACTCCGCCACTTAAGGTCCCTGTTGCCTGATCATTGTTTGTATAACTAATGTCCTCTGTACCAATTCTAATTTCTCCAGAATCAGGAAACGCTGTTGAGTTTGTTAGAACTATATCAGTTGTTGTAGTATTTGTTAAAGCTGTTGCTAATGTAGTAGTTGCAATACCGGACGTAGTTCCACCAAAGTTTGCAGTACCCCAACCGAACCCGCCTAATTGTTGTGACGGACCTACATGATAAAAAGCAGCACCTTTACCATCTCCAGAATTATTTAAAGGAGTTCCTGTTTCATTGGCAGGCATTGTAATTGTAATTGTTGTAGCTGTTGGCACGGATGTTGCCATAAATTTTTTGTCTTCAAAAGAAGCGTCGTTAAAAGTAGACCCTACTGCAGTAACTCCGCTAACATCATTGAATAATATAATATCATCTTCCACCATACCATGAGAAGATGGAAATGTAACCGTAACCGTTGGCGATGCTGAAGAAGATGAAAAATTAATACTACCGATTGTTGTTCTTATTGGAGTAATATCATAATAAGCACCTCCAGAATAAGCATATAACATTCTGTTTGTACCAATTATTGCATACTTAACTCCTGCATTATTATCAAAATGATGCAAAGCTCTTCCAGCACCGGTTAATTTATCTGAACCTAATTGATCCCAGCCGCCTATTTTTTCTGGCGAACCATATCTAAACCTAACATTATTACCATCAAACCACTGCCCTTCGGCACCTAGTTCAGTAACTTGTTTATTATATCCTGGAGCAAAACCTAGTTTTTGTAACATATAAAATCCTGTTTACTAGGTAGTATAACAGATCGTAGTTAATTTCAATATATTTAAAGTAAGGGGAATCTGTGGTGGATCATCCCCTCACAAGCCTATATTATAAACTATTTTTTAGATGTTTAAAAGTAATTAAAATTAATAATCATACGGTTATTACAGTTTGTAGAACTTGTCCCATAATGAGGTGTTTGTGAATTAAAAAAGACCATCCTATCTTGCTTGCTGGTTATTTTTTTATCACCAATAGTTGTGTAACCGTTGTTACTATTAATATAATAAATAGCTATTTTGCATTTAAAAGTTTGATCTACGTGTTCAGGATATTTAACTGCCTTGTGTGTAATAGTATTTAAATTAGCTTTTATTCTTATTAAAGATAGAGGTTTAATTTTTATAAGTAAATCATTTAAATCATCAAAATAGCTTGAATTAATATTATTATTTATATAAAAAATATGACTAAAATGAAAGTTAAAAAGTGTATTATCTTCTTTACATAAAGTAGGCCCTGCCGACCACATAAAATTATGAGATTCCATTATTTTTTTTAATTTTTTATTTTTATCTGCACCTAAATAATTGTCTATAATTTTCATTTTATTACCAAGACCAGCTTACAAAAGTGTAACGTGTACCTTTAGTAACGGGTTTAACTAAATGAGGGTATAAAAAAACAGAAGGAAATAAAAGAAAGTCTCCTTTTTTTAATTTAATTTCATAGTCATCAAACATAATAAATTCACCCCCTTGGTAGTCATCATTTAAGGCACCTATCATACTTAGCACAGGGATACCCCTCCTCTCTCCGTCAAATAAACTTGTGATATGATCACAGTGTTTCGTCATTAATTGGTTATTTCTATATCTATTAAAATTAACACCAGAAAAACCGCTCCAACCTTTATGATATTTATTTTTAAATTTTTTTAAAATATATTTTTCTAATGCTTTCCAAATTAAATCATGTATTTCTTTTTTACATGCTAAAGAATTATCTGGAAGCATACGATCCAATTCATTTTTTTTAATTATTTTTTTAAAAGTTAAAGAATTAAAATGTGTGTGTGGAATCCATTGTTTGGTTTTTATTTCTTTTAATGTTTTTTTTAATGTTTTTTCAGGTATCCATTTTTCTAAATGTAATATGTAATCTTTTAATTTTTCTTTTTTCATTATAAAATTAATTCATCTAAATTTTTAGTGACACCTAGTTTTCCTTTAACAAAAACATTAAAAGATAAACTAATCCTAAGATTTTTTCCTTTTTTTGTTTGTACTGAATGACCTAAATTAGATGGAAATAAAAGTATGTCTCCTGTCTTAACTACAAATGACCATGTTAAAGAATTAAATATATTATATGATTTTACGGTAGGCATAATAATTTTGGAATGTTTGTTGTCATAAAACATAATATTATCATTTTTTTCATCAGCATTTATATAAAGAATTCCAGATATTAAAGAATTACCATGAGTATGTTGATGGTGATATTGATTTTCTTTTGTATAATTTAACCATGATTGAGTTATATAAGGTTTAATCTTATCAGTAGTTCCTGAAACTCTATTAAAATAATCTGCAATAGTTTTATCTAATTTTTTTTTAATGTTGATTAATTTTTTATTATTAAGAACATAACTGTCATTAGATGTTGTGTTACCTTGATTGTTGTAACTATTATTTTTATTTTTTTGAATAAATTTATTTTCTATGTTTGACAACTCTCTATTTAAATGTGTAGCGTAAACAGGTGTTGCAAATAATGAATGTATTCTGGCCTCAATTATTTTTTCTTTCATGTATAAAAATATACAATATTTTTTTAATATTGTCTAATAAATTTTTATTCAGTTTCGTGTATTTCTCTATAGGATTTATTGCCTTCTGGATACAGGTTAGTGTGTTCAATTGATTTATCTATAACACTTTGTTCAATTGTTTGAATGTCCCAAGACACTGTTTCTTCGTTCCAGATATATATTTGATTGTTTGGTAAAACTGTTTCAGGTTTAGCAACAGGTGCTTCCCAGTTACAAGTAGTTTCATTAAGAACCCAACTAGGGAAATCACTAGGTGCTGGTGGAATAAAAGCATCTTTACTTTCATCATAAGTATGACCTATACCTGCATAATTTTTTCTAAATGCTTTTGTCTGATCTGCTGATTCTATTCTATTATTGTCTGCATCAAACGAATAATGAATTCCACCATAAGTATTATAAGAAGTTTGTTTCCAAATATCATTTGTTTCATGAAGATTATTTAAAAAATCTATACCAGCTTGTTCTGTTGTTGCAATATCATTTGACACTACTGAAACTCTTTGAACTTTATTTCCTGTTCCTAATTTTGCAAAATGTGCCATTATACTGTATAACTCCCGTCTCCTGTAAATACTATTTTTGTAAACCCACCACCTATAACTGAAACTGTTGGACTACCTGAAGTTGTTCCTGAATAATGTTCTGTAGGTAAAACCATAACAACTGCTCCTCCTGCACCTGCACCTGAAGTTTGGTTGAAAGATACACCGCCTCCTCCACTACCTGTTCCAGCTGCTGCACTAGTTCCACTATTATTTACGTTTCCACCACCATTTCCACCGATACCTGATCCACCAGGAGACCCACCTGTGTACTGACCACCACCACCGCCACCACAAAAAGTTCCTTGTGTTCCAACTGAACCCTGAGCTTGTGCATTTGTAGGGACAAAACCTCCACCGGATGCTCCAGGTCCACCTAAGTCAGCAGCAGGAGTATCATTACCCCCTGTACCAGCTCCACCTGCACCTCCGCCACCACCAGCTCTCCCTGAAGTATAACCTTGACCACCAGAACCCCCTTGAGAAGGACTTACTGAAGGAACATTACCAGCACCACCTGCAGGAACACTTGGTCCAGCACCTCCACCACCACCGGCACCACCATCGCCACCAGCAGCATTAGTGTTACGACCTGGGCCGCCTCCTGCAGAATTAATAGTTGTTAAACCTGTTCCTGAAATTATAGTAGCAGAACCAGCACCTCCAGATGTATTTGCTGGACTTATACCAGAGGCACCACCACCTATTGTTACTGCAATTGTTGCTCCGGTAGCTAAACCACCTGTGTCAACCGGTACTGCTTGTAGTTCTCTAAAACCACCAGCACCGCCACCACCGCCACCTTCTGAGTTTGGAGCAGTATTAGATGTTCCACCACTTGCACCGCCACCGGCTATCAGAAAATCTATTACATAATCTAATGGAGCAGATCCTCCAGCACCAAATCCTAAGACTTGATAACCAAATGATTTACCTCTTCTGTTTTTAATATTTTTTGTGTTCTTACTTGATGTAAGTTTATTTTTTAAATCTCTCATATCTAAATTCCTTATGCGTCGTTAGCTGCATCAGTAGTAAAGAATATTTTGATACCTAGAAGTCTTGCTACTCCAGTAAAAGTATCTCCACCTGCGTTTGCATCTCTAAAAAGTTCAAAATAAGTTTGTTGATCAACTGCTGGAGAACCTGCAATTGTTAATGCGCCACTTTCTGCTGTAACTTGTTGATCTTCAACTGTTCCTATACCAGCATCTGTAATATTTACTGCTGTGCCAAAAGCAACATCAATAGTGTCACCATCGCCAACTGCTACACCTTGTAATCCCCAAATACAGTTACCTGTGTTTGTAGTACTTGGTGTCCAAAATGTTTGATAAGTAATTGTACCTTCATTCCATGATTTAGGAAAAGCTACTGAAAATTGTACAAAATCATCTGCACCATCTGCAAAATTAAATACTTTTAAATCAGGTCTGCCAGATGTTGTTTCAATTTGTGCTGCTTCTGCTGGATTATTTGTTCTTGCATACATAGCTGAAGCTGGAATCCACATAGTTTCTTTTCCTGCAACTTGAATAGCTGATCCACCAACTTGTGCAACACCAGCACCGTTAGGCGCAATGTTAATAGCACCTGCGGCACCATCTGTAATTGTAATAGTACCTGAGTTTGTACCTGAGTTTGTATCTAAAACTAAATCATATGCACCACTTGTAGTAAGTGTTGCGGTTGCTGCTCCACTACCAAAAACTGTTTCTCCAGTTCCTTTTGGTTTAATATTTATACCAACATTAGTTTCACCTGTTGCTGAAAGAGTTGGTGCTGCTCCTGTTGAAGCATTTGCTATTGTAAATTCATTTACTGCAGAACTTGTAGCTGTAAGTAAAGCTAGTTCATTTCCGTTAGTATCTAGAATTGAAGTTCCAATTTTAGGTGCTGTTAAAGTTTTGTTTGTTAAAGTTTGTGTTCCTGTAAGAGTTACATCCCCAGTTGCCCCCACAGTCGCCTCATAAACTCCAGTGTTTGTTGCAACACCATCAAGATAAATAAGTTTGTATCCTTTGTCAGTAGCTGAAAAAGTAACTGTGGCTCCTGAACCAGATACTGCTTTTAATTGTACTGTGTATGCACCGGATGTA